ACCATCAGCTAAGGCAGCATTAGTTGTGTTAGCCATAGGAACTGCTTCCAACATAGCTGTCTCTAGGTAGTCGTCAAAACGTAAACGAGTTTCGTGCTCTGACTTCAAGTACCATAGGTAACCTGTTGCACCATTCTCAGTAGTTACTTCAACCCAACCAATTTGAGCCATATCAGAACCTGATACTGCATACTTATCTTTAATAATAATTGGCTTACACTCAAAGATTTGGTCTTCAGCTTCTAAAGAACCTGCCATACCCGCAGTACCTTTTCCAAACTCAGAACCGTAAACAAATACACTTCGAGTTAAACCTGCAGCACCTACTTGACCACCTGCTTCATAATAAGCAACATCAAATGTTTTAGCACCTGAAGCAACAGCAGTTACAATAGCTTTGTTACCACCTGCACCTGCGTTGTCATAGATGTAAACAGTTTGACCTACACGTATAGCTTGCTCACCATTTGCTGCTACAGCAGCATCTGAAATGGTAATAGTAGCTGTGTCGTCACCTGCTGCTCCACCTGAAGCACAGTTAACGTATTTTGTATGTAAACGACCTTGCTCAGCCCACTTAATAAGGTCTGAGTTAGAAGGCATCTCTGCACCTACCATACGTAAGAAAGAAGAAATTGAACGATTTCCGTAACGCTCAAATTCTTTCTCATAGGTGTCAGGTAAATATTGACTTAAAAAGTCAAAGTTAGTAATATAATTACTAGCTAACGCTTGTTGCGTTGCACTTGGAGTTAAATTAAACCCCGGACTTGCTTGAACTGACATAATTTGTCTTTTTAAATATTAAAAATTATTTTCTACTTCTAATCTTTAAACCACGCCCTGAGTCGGTATTTAAAGACCTATATGTTGTTCCTGATTTAGGAGTCGATGCAGGAGCATTACGAGTAGTCATATTAATATTTTTAGTCTTTCTCATAACATCTTCTGTTGCACTTGACCGACCTTGCTCATAAAAAAACTGAGCAAACTTTTCAGGATTCATTGCAACCGCTAGAGCTCTATGGTATCCTGCAGCGTCATTCATTAAGCCGTTTTCATCTAAGTATTTACTTACAAAATTCATAGGTGAAAGCTGAGCTTTCTTAATGTCCTCTGCACTACCGGGATTAAAAGTAATTTTGTCTTCTCCAATACTGAACTCAAAACCTTTGAACTCTTTGTTAAAAACTTCATCCGTCTTTTTGGTAAACCATTCAGACTTTCTTTTAGTCTCCTCTTGCTGTGTAGCAGCATCATTTATATATTGCTTGTACGCTTCAAACTCTTTTTTCTCAACATCCGACATACCGCTATCTCTTGACTCAAGAGGTTGCTTATACATATCTTTTTGCTGATTAAAATAGCTTTTAGCTTTTGCAATCATTTTTTTCTTTGCTAACTTCTTCTTTCTAACTTCTGACTCCTCGTCAATGTCGCTATCAAAAGAATAATCATCCATAAGCATATCAATATCCTCATCATCCAAACCTTCTTCAGTAGCTTTTAAATATTCTTTTAGCAAAGCATCAGGATTCATGTCATCAAAATTACGTTGTAACTTAACA